CGACAGCATATATATTGCGGCTATTGTTAGACCAGAGTAAGCCACTACTGCTGTATGAGTTTTCACAAGTGGCAGCGTATGCAGATAACCCATTTATGGAGCGGCAATATCAGCCAGTACCCATGCAGTATGTAGGCTGGTTTAGGCATGAGATAAGGAGCATATACGAGCAGCTAAGAACAGCAGGCGTGCCAGTAAGAGAAATGATAACAGTACAGCAGCGGGTAATATCGTGGTAAAAACGTGGTGTTTACATGGGAAAACAAAAGAGATACAATGGTAGCATGAAATGAGTAGGCGATAGCTTAAGCCATGTGCGGCAGCAGTTGCCTACTCTTTTTCTATTCATTCTTTAGCCTCCACCCAGCGCATGAAACTTAGGGCGCTGGGGAATGAAGAAAGAGAGGGGACAGTATGAAAGCATGGGCTAAGAGTTTTTATTTATCAGCGGCATGGGAAAAAACCAGAGCCGCTTATTTAATGTCACAAGATTATATTTGTGAACGCTGCGGGCAGCCCGCAAAGATAGTGCATCATAAGCGCTGGCTTAACAGAGAGAACATAAACGACATAAGCGTTACGTTGTGCTGGGATAACTTAGAGGCGTTGTGCCAAGACTGCCACAACAAGGAACACCACAAACAGGAGAGGCATAAGCGGTATCGGTTCGACGAGAACGGCGGCATACTCCCCCCATATCAGAAAAATAATTAAAGGGGGCGAATACCGAGGGGGATACCCTAAAATTACCCTACGGGCGTGCGCACGGGTGGTGTAGGGGGTGTGGTGCGGCGCAGGAATGGAAAGCGGGGTAAAGGAATGGCAACAAAGAAAGAGAAAACCAAAGAACAGAGGATAAAGACCGAAAAGACCAGACTTAAGGGAATTTTCAAGGACTTAGACGAAAACAAAAGAAAATTAGTAACGCCGCTGATAGAAAAGGCTGCATTTATGAGCGTTGAGCTGGACGACTTGCAGGCGAAACTTGAAAAAGACGGCTGGACGAGTGAGTACCAGAACGGGCAGAACCAGTGGGGAACAAAGAAAAGCCCAGAGGCAGAAACCTACATAGCGCTTAGTAAGAACTATGCAGCAGTGATTAAGCAGCTTACGGAATTAGTACCAGCTGCGAAACGAAAGACAAGCAGGCTGGCGGCTTTGCGGGAAGAGTAAGCAATATTGCCGCCTTATCGAAATTATATCTATGAGTACCACGCAAAGATTACAAGCGGCGAAATCATAGCGGGAAAATGGATAAAGAAAATATACGAAATCATTATAAACGGGCTGCAAAAGCAGGAGTATTTTTTTAATGCAAAGGCTGCGAATAAGGCTATACGGTTCATAGAGAACTTTTGCCACCACAGCAAGGGACGTAATGATTTAATCAAGTTGGAGCTATGGCAGAAAGCCATAGTTTCTGTTATTTTTGGCATACAGGACGCAGAAAAAATACGTATTTTCCGTGAAATTTTTATTGTAATTGGCAGAAAAAACGGAAAAAGTTTATTTGCATCTGCGATTATTGCATATATGGCGTACTTAGAGCCGGAGTATGGACAAGAAATATACTGCTTAGCGCCGAAATTAGACCAAGCGGCGCTGGTGTATGACGGATTTTATCAAATGGTACAGGCAGAGGACGAGTTAGCGGAGCTGGCAAAGAAACGGCGCAGCGATATTTATATTGCGGAGAGCAACACGGTAATAAAACCGATTGCTTTTAATGCCAAGAAGTCAGACGGATTTAACCCGCAGCTTGTGGTATGTGATGAAATGGCAGCATGGAGCGGGGACGCTGGACTAAAGCAGTATGAGGTTATGAAATCCGCTTTAGGCGCACGTACTCAACCTATGATATTGAGCATAAGCACTGCCGGATATATCAACGACAGTATTTATGATGAACTAATGAAACGTAGCACAAGTTTCTTGAAAGGAAACAGCAAAGAGCGCAGGCTATTACCATTCCTTTACATGATTGATGATGTGGAGAAGTGGAACGACATAGACGAACTGAAAAAGGCTAACCCTAACATGGGCGTATCCGTAAAAGAAAGTTTCTTTATGGACGAGATAGCCGTAGCAGAGGGCAGCTTAAGTAAAAAAGCAGAGTTCCTTACAAAGTATTGCAATATCAAGCAGAACAGCTCTATTGCATGGCTGGAATATCAGACAGTAGAGAACGCCGGAGTAGAAAAGACCTTAGAGGACTTTAGGGACTGCTACGCAGTGGGCGGTATTGACTTAAGCCAGACAACGGACTTAACGGCAGCCAGTGTGGTTATTCAGAAAGACGGCACACTGTATGCGTTTACGCAGTTCTTTATGCCACGGGGCAGGCTGGAATACTTACAGGCTACGGACGGCGT